CCAATCCATACTCAACCCCATTATGGGTGAATATGTTATGTAATTCATCTTTCATTGAATTACTTGTAATCTGTGAGGTAATATACTCCTGAACAAAATTGACTTGTTCTAATGGTAAATCCTTTAACTGATTTACTGGTATATCGGTGTATAATGATAATGTTTCTACCGAACTATTTTGGTATTTTTCTTCATTACTTTTTAACCTTTGGTATTGTTGAATTGTAAGGTGTGGTTTAACCTGAACAATCTTGTCTTCAATTTCTAATTCTATCATATTACTGTAATCTTTCTATTTCCTTTATTGATGGTTGATTCTAATACATACCTTATACTATCAATCGTGTGATTGTTGTTATCTTCAGGGGTATCTAATAAGTTTCCATCCTTATCTTCACGGAACTGATAACTACCAAATTCACTGATGATGTTCTTTGAAGAACTCTCAATAAAGATATGGTGTCTTTTAATTAAATCTATTCCATGCAAGATACTTTTTTTATTTACTGGCTTTGTGTTCCATCTATTCCTTTTCATCTCTTCAATATTTTGTGGGGAAGCACTATCACACCATATTGGTTCTGTTTTATCCATACCCATCTGTTCCATCCTATAAAGGATATCAGGTATTGTCATACCTTTAACATACAAGAGTTCCTTGAAATAAAGGTTGTCTTCATCTTTATACACCTCAACCAATGCTGTGGGTGAATTGTATCCAAAGTCCATTCCCCTACCGAGTAGTTTTAATCCTTCTGGTATATGTTCAATGGTGTTGTACTTGGTGAATACCAGTTGGGTTGCAAGTCCCTTCTCCCCCATATTGTAAATTCTCCATAAGTTTTCATCTTTTTCTTTAAGTGATTCCAATTCCTTGATAATGTTTTTATCAACGAAGGGATTATCACGCCATGTAGTTTTGAAGTAATAACAATCATCCCTGTCTTGTAAGTCATACACCCAAGATGATAATTCTGATGGATTTAAATCACAAATGATTTTATCTGTGGTTCTAAAGATTAACTGGTTCCAATCTTCAATCTTTAATTCATTGGATTCATTACAATACAGATAATCCCTTTTAACACCACGAATCTTCTGTGGTTCATCAACACTCATCCAGTTGATTATGTTTGAACCTAACTCATAATAACCCTCTTGTTTGTGTAATTTGGATGGGTCATACATCTCAAACAATTCCAATACCTGAATTAAATCCTTTAATACGGAGTTCTTTAATGATGGTAAGGTTTTACGAACAATGGATAATGTTTTGTTTTCTTCTTGGAGTAGTTTGTATATCCAATAGATTAGGATATTAAATGTCTTACCTGAGCGTGACCCACCTTGAGCAACGACAATCCTTTTTCCAAGTTCGTCTGACTTTAATAATTCCTCAAATACTATTGTTGTGGATATCTTCATAATTTTTGTTCTAATTTCCATTTAATCTTTTCTTTGAGAACTCTGCGTATTTCTCATTTAACTCAAACCCTATGTAATTTCTATCATTACAACCCAATCCAGTCGTTCCTATTCCACTAAAAACATCCAATACAGTATCACCTTCATCTGTTAGTAAATTGATGAAATATGTGGGTAAATCTTTGTGATATGGCGCAGGGTGTCTAATGGTATTATCCGTTGCTAATCCTGCTGTTGGAAACCTGAATACATTATCAGGTCTAACAAGTTCAGGTAATGTTCTTTTTGTCTGTGGTAGTTCATAACCTTCTTTTGTTTTATTCGTTGAACCAGTTAGGTAATTTATTGTTTTTTTATTGGTTCTTTCTTTATTACTTTCAGCAGGTTCTCTTAACGCTCTATCCATATAGAATTTCAATTCCTTCTGGTTCTTAACAAAATGGAATATGAACTCCGTATTGTTTCTAAACCTTTTCTTTGAACCATTTGGTATTCCGTTCTTCTTATGCCAGATGTAGGTATCATAAAACTTTAAGTTTGTTTCCTTCTGACTGCGGTATATCAGTTCATAGATAAACGGGTTTCTTAACCCATTGGAACAATTATCATTGATGTTTAATATGAAACTACCACTTGGTTTAAGAACTCTGTGTATTTCGTTGAATAGGGGTAATATCCAATCACAATACTCATTAGGTTTCTTAATTGAAATGTTCTTACCATAGTTCACAATATCTGCGTATGGTGGTGATGTGATTACCAAATCAACAGAATTATCTGGTAGGTCTTTAATTAATTCAAAACAATCTCCCAATCTAATGTCTATCATAATCTTTCTCGTTCTCTTGTATATGTGAACTTTTCGTGTTCTTGAAGGTGTTTTAAGATGTGTGGTGTAATTCTATTCATCCTGTTCTCAATAATTGATTTGTGGTGTTCACCCTCAATATAGAATGTAAACTCACCTGTCACATACGCATAGTCGGAATTATCAAATGTTACTGGTGTTGTCTCAACAAATATGAAATTATCTTTGAATATGTTTTTATCTAAATTATCAATTACCTCCAATTTGATTCTGTTTAAGACCTTTTTCATATCTCTTATGTTTTGTTTTTCTGTTGAATTAACATGAACCCCAAACATATAATAACAAGCCTTTAATTCCTTTGCATTCTCTGAACCACTCCACACCCGTAAAGGTGATTTCTGGTCCATCTTAAATCTCATTGCAACGTTATGTTTACCCTTCGTTCCCATCTATATTTTTCTTTATTACCTCAATTGTAATATTATTTTTTGGTGTTTCCAACTTTTCACCCTTTGATGATAGGTCAATATATCTTTCACTTCTCCAATTATCCTTGAACCTGTTTTTCATTATTGTTTCCCACAACTTTGTATTGAAACCCATTCCATTATCTTCCGTCATTGCTTCGTGAGCTCTATTGTACCACCAAGTTTCTGCAAGTTTCAAAAACTCACTATAGGTTTGCGAATATTCTTTGGACCTCTCAAGTAAAGCATAATGTCCATTCCAAGATATACCCAATACTGTTAGAACCTCTGTAATGTGTTTTCCTTCCTTACCTAATTCCAACATTATTTCTTTCCATTGTGTGGTCATTGTATCTTCCAATCTTGGACGACCTCTGCCCCTTCTTACTGGTTCGTTATTTTCTTCTTGTATATTTGACATTGTATAGTTCAATTCCAATTTTAATTTGATTTATTGCATCTTCAAGTGATGGTTGGGTACTTGAATTGGGGTATAAACTTGCATACGCCCCCATAATTTCAACGATATCAAGTTCAGTATAGGTTGATATATCCCCACTTGAAATAAGCCTGTTAAACACATCTTTTGCAATGTTAATATAATCAACATTATCCAAATTGTTTATAACCCTTTTTGTTCCTTTTTTGCAGTTACACATCTTCTGATTCCTCCAAAGTTACTGTTATTCCGTTTATTATTTCACCTAACACTTCTGATACCTCATAGTGTTCATTTTCCAAGCTTCTTTTTTGTAATAGTTGAAGATGTAGTTTAAGTGTTGGTAGATTTCCACCAGCAATTATCATATCTTCAATATAATATCGGGTGCAAAGCATTACAATCTCCTGTTTTTCTTCATCGGTTTTTTGGAAATAACCCTGAACTAAATCTGCTAAATTCATAATATAATAAGTATAATTTATTTTAATTCATTGGAAATAAAAAAAGGTGCCGTAATGGGAGCAACGACACCTTTTAAAAAATAAAACAGAGTAGGGGTTAGAATACAGAGTAATAGCATGACAACAAGAGCCCCTACTTGTGAAATAAATATAACTTATTATTTTGTGCTAGTCAATCTTTTTTTGGTCTGCAACATTTCTTTGAGTTCGGTGTTTTCCTTCATAAGTTCATCTACAGAACTTTCCAACTTATCAATCTTTTTTGACATTGAAATAATTTCTTCTTTCAAATCTGAAATAATAGTTTGATAAATACCGATTGAAGTTTTGATATTATCTAATTCAATTGCATCAGTTTCTTTCTTTTGTTTTCTTGCACCTAAAAAGAATGTTACAATACCTGTTATCGTTGAAATAACAAATGTCGTTAAAATCGTGTCCATACAAATTCTAAATATCTATTAAATTGTTTTATTTGAATACTGAACTCATTGAATCCAAAAATTCTTTATGTATTTCAATTGCTTCAGATTTAGAAACTTTCAAAGAATCCATAATATGACCAATTTCAATCATATTTGATTTATAGAATCTTTCATCCTCCAGTATTAAGTTCTTATTATTAGTATTAATATTATTATCTATATCTATTTCTTTATCTATTTCTTTCTCTTTTTCTATTTCTTTTTCTATTTCTTTAAGGTTTTTTGGGTTATCTTGGGTTTCCAAATAACCGAGTGGGTTATCTTGGGTTGTTGTGGGTTTCTTTGGTCTACCTCCTGATTTACCATTTTGTCTATTTCTTTCAACAACATTTTCATATTTGCTTAAATCTGATTTCAATAGAGGTTCAACCTGGTCCCAAAAGTCCATCATATTATCAGGTACATTTAAATCTTTTTCATCAACAAATCTTTCCAACAAACATATAAATTCATATACTTTTGATGGTTCCCAACGCTTCAAAGTTTTGAACCACGATTTTCTAAATATAACGTTTTCCATAGTAAATTAGTGAATCTTGTTAATGGGAGTTTCGGCTCCCTTTTTTAATTCTTCTTCAATTAGTGATTCAACAACTTTCTTAATCATTAAATCATTCTTAGCACAATAGACCTTCAATTTCTTATGAAGCTCCTTGTTAATCGGTATTTGCATTTTTTCTTCCATACAAAATAAATATACTAAACTATTGTTTTTTTGTCAAGTATTAGTATATTTATTGATATGATGACAAATAAAATAGAAAAAACATATTTGGGGGTAAATGTGTTAACAGAATCTGAAAATAGAATTTCAAATGTATTTGACAATTTTAGAAAAATCTATGTTTCATTTTCAGGTGGAAAAGATTCAACTGTTTTATTACATTTAGTTGTTGAAGAAGCAAGAAAAAGAAATCAAAAAATAGGTGTTTTATTTATTGATTGGGAGTGTCAATTTGATTCAACAATACAACACATTAGAGAATTATTTAATGATTATCAAGATATAATTCAACCATATTGGATTCAACTTGAGATTATGACAAACAACTCAACATCAATGTACGAACCAACATGGAAAAGTTGGGATGAAAATAAAATAAAATTATGGACAAGAAACAAAGAAGATAATTCTATTAAGGATAAATCATATTTTCCATTTTATTTTGATAATATAACATTTGAAGAATTTGTTCCATTGTTTGGTGAGTGGTATTCAAATGGAGAACCTACTGCATGTTTTGTTGGTTTGAGAGCTCAGGAATCATTAAATCGTTTTAGAACAATTGCTCGTGATGATGTTGGTAGATTTGAAAACAAAAAATATTCAGTACAACAAACTAAAAACTTATTTAATTTTTATCCGCTTTACGATTGGAAAGCAAAAGATATTTGGAAATATTTTGGATATTCACAAAAATCATATAATCCAATTTATGATAAAATGTATCAGGCTGGTTTAACAATACAT